GCTGCCCACACTAGAAACAAACAGAACAGGATCATCATTTTTCTTTAATGCTACCCATGCCTCATTGATCCCTGTTTTTTGATAATCCCTTAATTTAAACATTTTTTTTCAAATAATTAATTGCCCGCTCTAAGATGGTGCAAGAATCTTGTAATAATCCAATTCCAGAATTGCATTTTGTACACAACAACCCTCTAATATGACCTTTTTTATGACAATGGTCGACGGAAAGTTTTGATAAGGTTCCTTTTACCATTCTTGATTCTGGTTTAGAGCATATAGCGCAGACATTTTTCTGTTTCATAAGTAATTTATCAAAATCCACTCTATTTATAATGCATCGAGTAGAAACACTTGTATTGTCTTTTATTTTTTCATTAATTATTTTTTCACAGGATTTGCATAGAGGATTTTTTCTTTTTATGCCTCCTGCATTAAACATTGAAATGCATTTATTTGTTTTGCAAACAAAACATGTTAGAACTTTATTATTATTACTTCTAAACCTAAATCTTTCTTCTCGAATTTGATGATATTTTGATTTTTGACAGTCGCTGCATTTGTTTCTATGGCCATCAGAACTTGAAAAACATTTAACGAAATTTGAAATATCCTTTTCAATAAAACATCCTCTGCAATATTTTTTATCAATGACAATTTTTTCTTTTAGTGTCTGGTTTTCTTTTCTACGCTGAACAACATATTTTTTGTTATATTGAGAATGACAATATTTGCACTTACTGTCATAACCACTTTTTCGTTGGTTGTTTTTTGTGAAATCAGTTATTTCTTTTATTTCTTTACAAACACGACATATCTTGGCCATAACCCCTCCATCAAGGCATCAAAAAGGATCCAAACCAACATGTGATGAGCATGTATTCACTCCGTCGAGCTAGGTTTGGATAAACATTATATCACAATCTCGAATATTCCTCTTTCGCTTTCAGATAGGCTGCGTGGGCTTCTTCGGGGGTGTTGTGCCAGCTAATATATTTGTACTTCTTCCCCAACCAAAGACGAGCCGCAAATCGTTTGTTGTCTTGATAGACCCCTTTTAAACCATGTTTATTTTTTACTTGCAGGTCACATTGCTTCATCATCTGCGAGTGGTCTACAGATTTTAAATTCTCTATTCTATAATTAGTTGGGTTGCCATCAATTTCAATTAAATAATCTGGTTTTATTTTATGATGATATAAATAAATCAAATGACCATAAGACCAATTGTATTTTTTGTTTTTTACGCGAAATGAAACCGAGAATAATAATTTCTTACTGTTTCCGTTAATGGAGCCATAAATTGTCGTGTTGCATTTTCTTCGTATCAACTCACCATCCCGATACACATAATTCTCATGCAAATAATCATAAATCAACTCAACTTCGGCTTCTGTCATTTTCGAACACTCTCCACAGCTCTTTGTATCTTATCAATAGCAATACCTCCAGCACAGGGTGCCGCCTGTATTTTAGGTCTAAGCATCTTCCGAAACACATTCTCAACAATCGCATACATCTCAGGCGAACTACGTTCTTCTTTATTGGTATCAGCATGGTGTCGACCAGGACGAAGATTAATCTTCGGATTTTTTTCCCATTCCAAATAAGCCATAGAAGCCTCTTCAATAGTATCAAAATATCCTAAGTAATGACCTTTTCGATCAATCCATCCGATAGCACAATATCTGTCGCCTTTTTTATAAACACCCTTAAATCCTGTTTGGTTGGGACGGCTCACTTATATTCATCCTCAACGATAGATTGATAAGTCTCTAAATTCATATTTTTAATTTGCTCTTGAATAATTGACATTTCTGCTTTTAATTTTTTAATGTTAACCATCATCAAAAATAAATCTTTATTATAAAAATAATCTTTAAAAACAATATGAAAATGTGAATAAAGAATAATCATCAAAGCAATTGATGAAGCAGCTCCACCAAGCATTCCAATTAAAAATACATCCATTTCAGTCAGCATGGCAAATTTTCCTATATGAACACATATTGCACACAAAAAATATAGGGTTCTTATTTATTTTTTCAGGGGCTTCTGTAGCCATTGCAATCTTTCGTGCCTTTTCGCGCAGCTCATGATAATAAATATCATCATAAGTCACCCATTCGTGATGAAGCTCAGATGTGTTTTTATCTATTGCTAACAAAACACCGCGCGAATAACCAGCCATCCCCATGTAAGCCTGTAATTGCGCGTAATAGCTTTCCCGCCATGCAATTAATCCTTTAGATTTAAAGCTTGAAAATGAAGCTGTATTAGCGGTTTTAATCTCAACAATGGCAATGGGTTCTGCTTTAGACAAGAGAATGGCATCACAGTGACCTTGAAACAATGGAAAAGAAGCATCTCGCAATGGCTTATCACGAACAATATGCAATCCAGCCTGCTCCATATAATCCAATAGCATTCCCTCGAGACGCTTGCCAATATCAAAGGTGGTCTTTAAACTAGGTGACGGCTTTGAGGATTCGGCTCCTTTGAAGCCGTACCATATTGCGCGATCACATTTATTCCCTATACTGCTTGCGCCAATGTAATGACGCTTTGCGTCTAGCGGAGATTCAGCTATTGTTTTTGTTATTATTGCCGACAGATCCATTGTGATTCCTTATTAAATTAGTGCTGGTTTACGTCCAGCAACGTCACTCATATCAGAACGGTAAATCATCGCCAATATCCGGCATCTTATTAGCATTACGCTGCAGTGCACTGTCAGTAGGATGGCGAACAACTTCAGCCTTTATGCCTGTTTCAGTGGCAATAGAGCCAGAAACGTGAACTTCACGGACAAAGTTGCCTTGCATCATCCCGCCATCAGCTTTAGGCATAGACCATTCACCAACTTTAATGGAAACAATCTTATTTATCATAAATCCAAGTTCAATATCATTAGGGGCTTCATTATGGGTAGGCTTGAATTCACATAGCTGCATGATTAATTTAAGCATATTCAAATTGCGTTGTATTTGCTCTGGCTTTCCATCAAAGCATTTTATTTTCAACGCCACTTCACGCGACTTGAAATCACCGTCAAGCAGTTTGAAATTAACATTGTAAAATTTATCAGTAGTTCCGGTGTGTTTATTCTCTTTTTCAACTAGATTAAAGTTTTTAATCATTGCTGATGCAATGGTTCCTTCTGGCAATATGGTGAAGTCGCCGACAAAGGCATCTTCTGGTTTACCACTTGGTAATTCGCCCGTTCCCGAGGTCCAAAAACTCATTCTATTTCTCCTGATTAAAATACGGTATATGTTTTGCTATTTCATCGAAAGACATCTTTATCTCTGATGGCATATTAAATCGGTTTTTACTGACATGCCCATCTGATACTCCAGCCATGATGACTCTGTCATTTGTGCTTCGAACAAGCGTTCTTCCGCTATCAGTCTCACTAGTAAATGACTTCAGTCGACAGAAGAAAACCCCGTCAACATCATCGACGTAAACAGCGCGGCTTTTCTCATGATTCATAATGATTGAATAAATATCAAAATCCTCAGCATCAGGGGCTTTGTGTTTGATCACCCCAATATGAGCTACGTAAATCACGCAAATACCGCGCTCTTTGAACTTATCCATCAAACCCTTGAATGCAGCATGGATTGAGGCAGCTTTCAGATATCCAGCTCCGTAGCCGCCACAAGCAGCCGTCAGCGTGGATGGCTTTACGCCATTTTTACCGATCGGTTCACCTTCAAGAATATACTCAACAATTAGCTGGTCAAGCTTGCTAATGCTATCAATGACAATGGTTTTAAATGGAATCTCTTCGAGCGCCAACAACGCTTTGATGTTTTTCCATATTTCATTGAATGATAAGGCTATTGGTAATGCTTGAATCCCCGGAAGCTCATTATCTTCAGTAAGCACAAATAATGGTGAAGGGAAGTGACTGGCAAGCGTGGATTTTCCAACCCCAGGCTTGCCATAAAGTGTAATTCGTGGAGCACCAGGCTGCGTGGTGATCACACTATCTAAAATACTCATCAGCAGCAATCCTCAACATACAACCCAGCAGACTTAGGGGTATCAATCTCGATTGTCTCTGGTTTGTAATTGTTGGTACAGGCGCCCAAGAGCACCATAATTAGTAAAAATCCATATTTCATATTAGTTGGCACTCGTAATTAGCACGTTAAGTTTAGATGGTTTTTTGCTCACCATCGTTGCGATCAGCTCCAATTCTTCAGCGCTAGCGTATTTCTCTGCATCACGAAGAGTAGCTTTATCGATATCAAACGATATACGTTGTTTGACGAAATTGAAACATTGAGGTAATCGTCCAGCTGATATTTGATATTCTTCTTTATTTAAACTGTAGATATAGCCGGTTTTGGCTGTTATCTTCCACTTTCCAACCGTGTAGGATTTGCTGCCATCATCAGTATGATTGAGTAATTCAGCAACACGTGGCTCAAGCGCTTCCTTAATTCTTTTTAGCTCGGCAAGTTGGAAATTTATGTTATTCAGCGTGGACACCAAGTCTTGTAATTCATTATCACGGGCTTCTTCAGGACTGTATTGATATTCGTTCATGTGTTGCTACCTCTTCAATTGCGACGGTAATGTCGTGAGGCCATTATATTTCACCTTGTAATTTATTGCAACATGAATTACAATTAATTTTTAATTAATTTGGATGATTATGTTACTAGATGAAGTGATTAAACATTACGGCAGTAAGCTCAAACTATCGAAGGCGGTTGGTATTGCGATATCTGTTCCGCATGTCTGGGCATTCCGTGGCTACATACCTATTGAAGCTCAGCATAAGATTGAAGATCATTCCCGCGGTCATTTAAAAGCTGATTATGCACATGCAAGGAGAAGGTGTTGCTAAGTATTAGCGAAAAGGAGGAGCTCGAGCGTTTACGACGTTATGCGTCTAATATTATTAGCAACCCATATGACAGAGCTTTTTTTAATCTTCAGAAGTTGATTGACCAAACGCCTTCGTCCTCTCCTTTTAATGTGATTGCTATGGCTATTATGGAATTAAAAAGGCAAATTGATAAATGAAATGGCTTACTTTATTAATTGGGATGATTATCTTGTTGGGTTTATTAGCACTTCGCTTTCTGCCATTTTTAGTGGTAGCTTATATCATCGTACATTTTCTTCAAAAATGGTGGTAGAGCATGGTCATGATAAATGTAAAAGAGGCGATCGAGGATCGAGTTCGATATGAGCATGCGGCAGAAACCTCCACATTAAAAGAGCGCGCAGCCGATATTGTAGCTGAATTCGGTGGTAGCTGGACTTTTATCGCATCATTCAGTGTATTTGTTGTTGTTTGGGTGGTATTGAACTGCCTTTCTCATGCGATCGATCCCTATCCATACATCTTACTCAATCTGATTTTAAGCTGCTTGAGCGTCTTCCAAGCGCCATTCATTCTGATGTCTCAGAATAGAATGGCGCATATTGATCGTCGACGTGCTGAAGAGGATTATAAAATCAATCTGAAAGCCGAACTTGAGATCCAATCTCTTCACGATAA